TTCTTCTGGTGACGTAGTACAATGTATTACACTACCAGCAAATACTCATATAGTTCACGCAGGTGTTCAAGTTGTAGAATCTGCAACAATGAACACAGGTACAAATGCTACTATAACATTGGGTGCAGCAGACGCTGACGAATATGTTACAGCATTTGATATTGATGGTGCGTCAGACTTGGCATATGCTCCAAGTGTTACACCTTCAGCAGAAGTTGTTCTGTCTTCAGCAGACACACTAGACCTAACTTTTGCAGGTGACGGTGCTACCTTCTCAGCAGGTAAACTTAGAGTTTACGCTCTATTGATGGACGTTTCCGAACAAGGAAGCTCATCAGCTAATGAAGTCGATAGAGACACATTGGCATAATAAAAGCATATTGGGGGCTGGGTCTAACTTGGCCCCCTACGCTTATTTTAAACTATGAAAGATATTTAGATGGCAGAAACATATCTAACTTTAACTAATAAAGTACTTGCAAGACTAAACGAAGTTGAATTAACTAGTTCGACTTTTTCATCGTCTAGAGGTATTCAAACACAAGCTAAAACTGCTATCAATGAAGCTGTAAGATATATAAATCAAAGAGAATACAACTACCCTTTTAATCACGAAACAAAATCACAAACACTTACGGCAGGAGTAGTTAGATACTCATTACCTACAACCACTAAAGTTGTAGATTACAACACATTTAGAATAGTTAAAGATAGTGACTTGGCAGTTAGTGGAGGCCAACTTTCTATCTTAAATTATAATGACTACGTAAGTAGAGCCATAGAACAAGAAGATGAAATAACAACTACAACATTAAATGGATCACACTCTGACTCAGTAACTACACTAACACTTACATCAACTACAGGATTTGACTCTTCAGGTACTGCCCATATAGGTAACGAAATTATATCTTATACAGGAACATTAGGTAACGATCTTACAGGTGTAACACGAGGTGCAAGCTCTAGTACTGCATCTGCTCACGCTAGTGGAGTTACAGTTGCACAGTTTGATAAAGGAAGTGTACCTACTCACGTAGTAAGAACACCCGACAATAACTATTTAATGTATCCTTATCCTGATAAATCATATGTAATAAAGTTTGATTACTTTACGTATCCTACAGACATGGCTGCATATGGAGACACAACAACTATACCTGACAGATTTGCTGCAGTTATAGTAGATGGTGCAACTGCATTTATTTATCAATATAGAGGTGAGCTACAACAGTATGGCATAAACTTTGAAAGATTTGAACAAGGTATAAAAAATATGCAAAGTTTATTAGTTAATAGATATGAGTATTTAAGGTCTACATATATACCTTCAAAAGGTTATGTAGGAAATTCAAAAACAGTATTACGAGTTAATTAATGCCTGATCAGTCACAAGTACAACCGTTTTCTTTTAACTGTGAAGGCGGTTTAGTTTTAAACAAGTCTACGTTTATTATGGAACCCGGACAGGCACTAGAGTTAACTAACTTTGAGCCAGACGTTGAAGGTGGATACAGACGTATTAATGGTTTTAAACCTTACGTGTATCAACAAGTTCCTGAGACTACACTAAGCAGTGAACCAATTTTAATGTCTGCGTTGTTTAATAACTATATTCTTTCTGCTAGAGGTGAGAAGATATATAGTTCAGCTAGTACAACGCTAAGGCAAAAGATTACTGCATCTACTGCTATGACAGGATCTGGAACTATTAATGTAAGTTCTACTACTTCATTTAGTTCTAGTGGTACTGTAGGTATTAACTCAGAAATATTTACATATACAGGTAAGACAGCTACAACTCTTACTGGTGTTACACGGGCTACTAGTAGTACAACTGCTGCTGCACACGCAGCGTCAGATACTGTATCCGAAAGTTGGACAGTAAGAGATACAGGAAGAACATCTGCTTCTAGATACAGATTTGAAAGATTTAACTTTGATGGCAACGATAAGTTTATTTTAGTAGATCAAGTTAATGCACCAACTGTATTTAATGCATCTCTTTCTGCAACTGATGTTTCTACTTCTTCTGTATCAGGTGCTAAAAACGTAGCTGCATTTAAAAATCATATGTTTTACTCTGGAATGTCGAGTACTCCTCAAGAGATTGTCTTTAGTAAACCTTTTGATGAAGATGATTTTACTTCTGCTGATGGTGCAGGTAGTATTAAAGTTGACGATACGATTGTAGGAATTAAAGTTTTCCGTGAGGATTTATTTATCTTTTGTGAAAACAGAATATTTAAACTGTCAGGAACTTCCAGTACTAACTTTGCAGTTACACCTGTTACTCGTAACATTGGTTGTGTAAATGGAGATACAATACAGGAATTTGCTGGTGACTTAATATTCTTAGGTCCAGATGGACTACGTACTATTGCTGGTACTGCAAGAATTGGTGACGTTGAGTTAGGTACAATTAGTTCTAATGTTCAATCTATATTTAGAGAAAACCTTAGTGACTCAGTAAACTTTACATCATTAGTTATACCTGACAAGACACAATACAGAATATTTTTCTCTAAAGATGGTGGCGCACAAGCTGCTACATTAGGAGTTATATGTGTACTAAAAGGACAGAACTTTGAGTTTTCACAAATAAAAGGTATACGTCCTAATTGTACAGACAGTGTTGTAGAAGCAGGAAATGTTATACCTGTACATGGTGGTTTTGATGGGTACGTATATAGACAAGACCAAGGTGATACATTTAATGGTGCTTTAGTTCAAGCTAAGTATCGTAGTCCTGATCTTACCTTTGGAGATCCGGGCATTAGAAAACACATGCAAAGGGTAAATATTAACTACGCACCTGAATCAACTATTGACGCAGATATGTTTGTACGCTATGATTACGAAGATGCAAACTCCACACGACCTGCAGCGTATGCGTTAGATAGTTTAAATGTTGGTGGTGTATATGGAGCATCAGCTACCACGTATGGCGTAGCAGCATACGGTGGTCCTTCATCACCAATCGTTAGAAAGTCAGTAGAGGGTTCAGGCTTTGCTGTAGCATTAAGAGTAGAAGATGGGGCCAATTCAACTGGTCCATATTCATTAAAAGGATTTCAAATGGAGTTTCAATTAGGGGCTAGAAGATAATGGGTGCAACCTATACAAGACAATCAACTTACGCAGATGGAGATACCATAACTGCGGCACATACAAATAATGAGTTTGACCAACTCTTAGCTGCTTTTGCATCAAGTTCAGGACACACTCACGATGGTACAGCAGCAGAAGGTGGACCTATTACATCATTATTAGGTAACACACTTACCTTTGGGGCCGCTACTGCAGGTACAGACATTACGATTACCTTTGACGGTGAAACTAATGATGGTGTACTTAAATGGATGGAAGACGAAGACTACTTTGAGTTTTCTGATGATATACTTATTGCTTCTACTGAAAAAATACAATTTGGTGATACTGCTAGTTTTATACACCAAAGTTCTGATGGTGTTCTTAGAATAGATGGTGAAGCAACAGTAGATATTAACGCATCTACAGCCGTGCTTGTTAGCAATGATTTAAAATTAGATAGTGATGCGGCTGTATTAGGTATGGGTGTTGACAATGATGTTACTTTAACCCACGTTGCTGACACAGGTATATTATTAAATAGCACTAGACAATTACAATTTGGTGACAGTGGTACATACATACATCAATCTGCAGATGGTGTACTTGACTTAGTATCTGACACAGAGATTGAAATAAACGCTACAACCATAGATATAAATGGTGCAGTAGATGTTAGTGGTGAAATAGCTGCAGCTTCCTTAGACATCTCAGGAGACATAGACGTTGATGGTACTACAAACTTAGATGTTGTAGATATTGATGGCGCAGTTGATATGGCTACAACACTGGCTGTTGCAGGTAACGTAGATTTTAATGGTGACCTTGATGTAGATGGAACAACAAACCTTGACGCAGTAGACATTGACGGAGCCGTACAGCTAGATTCTACACTTACTGTAGGTGCTAATGACCAAGGCTACGATGTAATACTTTACGGTGATACAGCATCAGCCAACCTAACTTGGGATACATCAGCAGATGACTTGATCTTCAACGGTGCAGCAGGACTTATTGTTCCTGATGGACAGCTTACTTTAGGTAGTACAGCAGTATCCGCAACTGCAGCAGAGATTAACTTAATTGATGGCGGTACATCAAGAGGCACAACTGCCGTAGCTTCAGGTGACGGTATCCTCATCAATGACGCTGGCACAATGCGTATGACTAACGTAGATACTGTGTCTACATACTTCTCTAGTCACAATGTTGGTGGCGGTAATATTGTTACAACAGGTGCATTAAACTCAGGATCTATTACATCTGGGTTTGGGTCTATAGATATAGGATCTAGTGCCTTATCAACAACAGGTTCTGTTACACTAGGGGCTACATCTTTTGGTGATAATGCTATAACAAATGTTGGAGATATTGCCCTTGATTCAATAAGTGCTGACGGCACAGACATTAATGTAGCAGTATCTGATAACTCAGCTACAGCCCTTACAATTAAACAAGGGTCAGATGCTTATCTTATAATTGATACTGGTAACAGCAGTGAGTCTGTATCTATTGGTACAGGTATATCTGGTACAGCTATTACTATAGGACACGGTACATCTGAAGTTACTTTTGGAGACAATGTTACAGTAACAGGTGATTTTACTGTCAACGGCACAACTACTACAGTTTCTACAACTAATATGGTAGTGGCAGATAACCTTATTGAACTTAACAACGGTGCAACATCTAACGCTAACGACAGCGGTATTGTTATTGAACGAGGTTCAACAGGCGACAACGCTATCTTTATGTGGGATGAAAGTGCAGATACATTTGTAGTAGGTACAACAACAGCTACAGGATCTTCAACAGGAAATCTTACTGTTACTGATGGCGCACTACAAGCTGGTTCTCTTGATATTTCTGGTAACATAGATATAGATGGTACAGCCAACTTAGATATAGTTGATATAGACGGTGCTGTAGATATGGCATCAACACTACAAGTTGATGGTGTTGCAACCTTTACTGGTAGAGACATTCATAGTGGTGGTATTACTATTGCTAATGCTGGACAAATTGGTTCAGTTGGAGATGCAGATGCAATCGCCATTGCAAGTGACGGTGTAGTAACACTTACACAAAAATTAATAGGCACAGAATTAGACATATCTGGCAACATAGATGTAGACGGTACAACTAACTTAGACGTTGTAGACATTGACGGTGCAGTAGATATGGCATCTACTCTAACTCTTGCAGGAAATGCAGACTTCAATGGTGACTTAGATGTAGACGGTACATCAAACCTTGATGCAATAGATGTAGATGGTGCGGCTAATTTTGCGGCAGACGTTACCTTTGCAGATGGTGCAGATATTATTACTGCTTCAGCAGGAACATCTAACTTCAGAGCAGGGGTAAATGCTGGTAATTCAATACAATCTGGCGGTAACTACAATACTGTTGTGGGTGACGAAGCTGGTACTGCAATTACGACTGGAGATAACAACACAGCAGTTGGGTATGGAGCTTTAGACGCAAACACTACAGCATCTAACAACACAGCAGTTGGTAAATCTTCTTTAGGAGCAAACACAACAGGTTCTTCCAATGTAGCAATAGGTGAAAGTGCTTTAGATGCTAATACTACAGGTACAAATAATACTGCTGTAGGTAATGGTGCTTTAGGAGCAGAAGTTGCAGGACAGTTTTCAGTTGCTATTGGTAATAATGCTTTGATGACTCAAAGTAATGGTTCATCTACAGATGTTTACAACACAGCAGTAGGGCTTAACGCAGGTAAATTAATAACTACAGGCTCACTTAACACTCTTATTGGTGCTGTGTCTGGTGATGCACTAACTACAGGAGGGCAAAATGTAGCTGTTGGGCAAAATTCTTTAACAAGTGCTACTACATCAGGTAACAACACAGCTATTGGTTATGCTTCTATGTTGGCGACTACTACAGGGGGTCAGAATACGGCAGTTGGAGCGCAAGCACTAGATGCTAATACTACAGCGGCTGGCAATACGGCTGTTGGTTACAACGCTTTAGGAGCCAACACTACTGGAACTCAAAATGTTGCAGTTGGCCAAAATGCATTAGATGCTCAAACAAATGGTAATTATAATGTTGGAGTTGGTGATAATTCTTTAACTAGCAATACCTCAGGAAGTAGTAATACTGCTATGGGACAAGCTGCATTACAAAACAACACAACAGCAGATAATAATGTTGGTATAGGTAGAAATGCTTTACAGCTTAATACTACAGCAGGTAATAATACTGCGGTTGGTTTTCAAGCTTTAGCAGTAAACACTACAGGCGATACCAACTCTGCTTTTGGAAAAGATTCGATGTTAGCTAACACTACAGGAACAAACAACACTGCGTTGGGGACACGAACTTTGCAGTCCAACACTACCGCAGCTAACAACGTAGCCGTTGGAGATTTAGCATTAGGGGCTAACACTACAGGGGCTCAGAATACAGCTGTTGGTACAAATTCTTTAGACGCAAACACTACAGGTTCAGATAATGTAGCAGTTGGAATAAATGCTTTAGGAACTAGTGACACAGGTAGTAGAAACGTGGCTGTTGGTAGAGCCGCATTAGGAGCGCATAATCCAAGTGGTGCTCAAGATGGTTATAACGTAGCAATGGGATATGATGCATTAACAACTAGCACAACGGCAACCCGTAATACTGCGGTGGGTGGTTTGGCTATGAGAGTATCAACAACAGGTGCAGAAAATGTAGCCGTAGGTTATTCATCTATGGTAGCAAACACAACAGGAAACAGAAATGCTGCACTAGGCGATACTGCATTAGATGCAAACACTACAGGTTCAGACAACACAGCACTAGGTAATGGTGCTTTAGGTGCTAACACTACAGCAAATAACAACACAGCAGTTGGTGCTGGGGCATTGTTAGACAACACTACAGGAGCGCAGAACACAGCGGTTGGTAGAAGTGCATTAGCCAATCTAACTACAGCCGTTAGTAATGTTGCTCTTGGTCAAGCCGCAGGTGTAAATTGTACAACAGGAACTGAAAATGTATTTGTTGGTAATAATGTAGCAGCCGCTTTAACAACAGCTCAGCAATGTATTATTATCGGAGATAATGCGGCTGCAGGTGGTGCAATGACAGGCAATAACTGTGTGGTGGTGGGAGACAACTCAGGATATAATCTTACTGGCAGTGTTTCTAGTGTAACTATTGTTGGTGGACAAGCTGGTGGAAATATGACTAGTTCCGCAAACTGTTTAATACTTGGTTTTAATGCAGGGATTACAGGAAGTCCCGGAGGAAATATAACAACAGCGGATAATAACATTTGTTTAGGCGATGAAAACATACAGAACGCACACATCCAAGTAGATTGGACAGTAGCTTCAGACAAACGAGATAAGACAGATGTAGAGCCAGTTAAGATGGGTTTAGACTTTGTTAAAGAACTAGAGCCTGTTACATATCGTTGGGATAAAAGAAGTAAGTATGTAGATTTATCAGATGATACTATAGACTTAGATGACGTTGTACATGACGGAACACATAAAGAAGATTGGTCTGACATAGGTTTCTTGGCACAAGACGTAGAAGTTCTTGAAGAAAAATATGGACATAAAATAGCTGATAAAACTAATTTAACAACAAGTATTACAGAGGATGGTAAACAGTATGGCATCCAGTACAGCAAATTTGTACCTATCCTCGTTAAATCAATACAAGAACTATCAACCAAACTAGATGCGGCACTAGATCGTATTGAAGAACTAGAAGGATAAATAAAATGGCTAGAACTACAGAAGAAAAAGCAAAAGATTACACAGCAATGGGTCACTCAATAGACCTTATTAATGCTGTGATAGCTGGCAACAGCATGGCTGATAGATCAGCCGCATATAGGCAATCAGCAGTAGACAGAAATGTTGAGCATCTTGAGCTAATGAAAGCTAAATCTGATTGGGGTAGTGAGTCAATGACGGCTACAACCAATGCTATTACAGCAGGTAAAGGGTACACTGCTTCTTAAAAGGAATAACCTTATGACTACTGCAGAACAAAACAACAGTTGGCATCTTAGCAAGTCTGTACCTGTAACACTTATAGTAGCACTTGTACTACAAGCAGCCGCCATCGTGTGGACTGTATCACAAATGCAATCTAGCATTGAAGCTAATGCAACAAACCTCATCAGATTAGAAACACGAACAGAGAAGCTAGAGATGGCAGTGCAAGGCCAAGCTGTAGCTCTAGCACGAATAGATGAGAACATAAAAGCAATACGAACTCACGTAGAACGTATAGCATCTAAGGATTAGTAAGGATAAAAACAAATGGCGAAGGAACAGAACCCTAATAGGCAAAAGATTTCACTCAAAGACATGAATGAGCGTGTACTTCCTATGGTTGGTATTAAAAGTGATAAGCCTTTTAATCAAAAAGCTATTGATCAACTCATGGCTTCTAATCCTGCTATAGCTGCTAGAGTTGGAATGTATAATCAAATACTTGAAGGTAGACCTGTAATGGCAGCTAAAGGTGGCTATATATTTGCTCCTGATGAACTAGGTGACCCACGAGTCAAAGAAGAAATGAAGGATAACCCTGAGTTCTCTGAGTTTGCTATAGATCAACAAGATGCTGTAGCTAATAAGATGCAACAAAGGTTTGCTCAACCGCAAGATAGAATGAGGCCAGCTAGAGGTTACCAGCACGGTGGAATGCAACAACAACCACCCTTACCTATAGTAAGCCGTAGGCGACCCGGTGATAATAGACCAGATGTAATGCCAAGTCAAATTCCGGCTGGGACGGGAATATTTGAAGAAGGCCAGATACCACCGTCTTATTTTCCAACAAGACCAGACGTAATGCCAAGGCCGGGTGGTGAATTAAGACCCTATCAACCAGATAGCAAAATAGCACGAGCAGATACTAGACGGTTTGGTCAACAACCAGATCTAAGTAATATAAATCGACCAATGCCTATGCCTTTTGGAAGACCGGGTGGGCAACTTCCTCCAGCACAATTATTTGCTCAACCTACATCTCCACAAACTCCTATAAAAGCAGGATTAAGTTTTGAAGAGTGGATGAATAGTCCTGAAAATAAAAAGCTAGGTACTATGGATGCAGGACCGTTAGGGATTGGTAGAGGGTTTCAAAATGACCCAGAAGGATTGAAAAAAGCACAACTTGAAATGTATAAAGCTTATCAAGTTGGTCCTGATTCAACAATGCCAAGACCATCGTTACCCCCATCTGACTTAAACAAGTTAGCTGACGCACAAAAAGACATGATGACTAAAACGTACACTGATCCGGGCAGTGTTATTACTGCTGGTGTAACTGAGAACATAGTACCGTCTGCCTATACTGAAATAGCTGAAGGTACAGGTCAAGTTACAGGTGATCCTTCTGCTGCTGTTCCTACTGCAACTGATGTGTCTTCTGTCGCAGTTCCAACAGCACAAGACCCTGCAGGTGTAGCAACAACTACAAAAGTAGCAGGTGACGTTAAGACTGCAACGGAAGGAATGACTGGGGCTACAGGTGCAGTAAGTGATGACGCTCAAGTAACTGCTGCAACAGAAGATAAGTCTGCAGTATCTGACTTACAAGCTGCACAAGGTACAGCAAATGTAATGCAGAACCCTGTTACTCGTAAGATAGAAGATGGCGAAATAGTAAGTGGGGCTGCTAATGCAGCTACAGCCGCTGCGTTTACAGAGCAAGTAGAAGCTGCTACTGCAACACCTTCAAAGAAAGCTACAGTTAAAGGTCAACTTGACACACTCATGGATGACTTTGAGGGTGGTGAAACACCAGTATGGGCAGCAGGAGCAATGAGAGCAGCTACAGCAGCTATGGCAGCACGAGGATTAGGTGCATCAAGCATGGCAGGACAAGCTCTTGTACAAGCAGCTATGGAGTCTGCACTACCTATAGCTCAAGCTGATGCTGCAACGACTGCACAATTTGAAGCACAGAACTTATCAAACAGACAACAACGTGCTATGCTTGCAGCACAGCAACGTGCTACATTTATAGGTCAAGAGTTTGACCAAGAGTTCCAAGCACGAGTAGCTAACTCTGCACGTATAGGTGATATAGCTAACATGAACTTTACTGCAGAGCAACAGATAGCTCTAGAGAATGGACGAGCAGCTAACACAATGAACATGGCTAACTTAACTAACTCACAAGCTATGGTTATGGCTGAAGCTGCTGCACTATCACAGCTAGACATATCAAACTTAAACAATAGACAACAAGCTGCAGTCCAGAATGCTCAGAACTTTATGCAGATGGATATGCAAAACCTAAGTAATGAGCAGCAAACTACTATGTTTAAGAATCAACAAATTATGGCTTCACTATTTACAGATCAAGCTGCGGAAAATGCAGCTAGTCAGTTTAATGCTACATCTGAAAATCAAACACAACAATACTTTGCGTCTCTTGCAAACCAAACAAATCAATTTAATTCTGCACAAACAAATGCAATGTCACAGTTTGATGCTGAAAGTGTAAATACAATTAATAGATTTAATGCTGAACTAGAAAATCAAAGAGATCAATTTAATGCAAAGAATGCTTTAGAGATTGCTCAAGCTAATGTACAGTGGAGACAAAATGCTACTACTCTTAATACTGCCGCAGCTAATGAGGCTAACATGGAGTACGCTAAAACTGTTAATGGCTTAACTGGTACAGCACTAGATCAACTATGGCAAAGAGAAAGAGATCTAATGTCTTTTGCTTTTAATAGTTCTGAGAAAGCAGCAGATCGTGCAGTTCAAGTTGCTGTTGCAAAATTAACAGGTGAACAAGCAGAAGCATTAGCAGACAGTGTAGGAAAAGGTAAATTTTTAGCTACAATACTAGACGGTTTTGTAGGTAATATTTTTGGGTAGGAAGTAATAATGGCAGATAAAAGTGTAACAAGTTGGTTTAAGAATGTTTTTGATAGTGTAAGAACTGAAACTGATGAGTATATAGAGAGTTTTTTTGGTGACATGACTAGACCTGATGCCATAGTTACAAAAAAAGGAGAGCCTGTAAAAGTAGATTCCTCTAGAGGTATTGTTACTCGACCTTTATCTTCAACAGAAAGACTAAAAGAAGCAGAAAATGTTGCTGTAGATCTAGATAGATCTGCTGTACTAGAAAAAAAGTATGTTAAAAAGTATTTTGATTCGTACAGTGATTTAATAAAGAGTGCAGGTAAAAGTTTTCAACCTGAAGATACTTCTGAAACAGAGAATAAATATAGTAAATATAGAGATACTAATTTTTATGGTGGCAGTGAGGACAGATTAGGAGATTTAAAATTAGATGTGCCTAAAGATTTAAGAGGAATATTTAAAGATAAAGATCAATGGAATACTTTTAAAGAAACTATACATGGTATTGAATCTAATGTAAAAGATTATGATGCTGAAAAAGGTAAGTATACAGGTAGATTTATGATGGGTCCATCTGCACTTAGCGATGCTAGAGAGTATGACAGTACCTTACCTTCAGTAGGCAAAGATAAAACATCTCGACAAATGTTTAAAGATGATCCTAACTTACAAGAAAAATATTATGCAGCTTTTGTACAATCTAACCACAAAAGATTAATGAAGTTAGATGCATATAAAAAATTAAGTAGTGATGACAAAATAGCAGCTTTAGGGTTTGCCCAACAAGGATACGGTAATACTAAAAATTATATAGAAAAAGGCATAGTTAGTGTAGACGGTAATGGTGTAAAGGGAACTAAATATGTAGATGCATTAGCTAAAGAGCTGGGTCTTAAAGTTACATCTGCAGAGACATTCGCTAACATTTATAACAGTAAACCTTTAGTTCCTAGAATAAGACCTAAAGTAAAAACAGAACGAATGATAAAACCTATACTACGACCTACTACAAAAAAAAGAGAGTAATGACTAATGAGAAAAAGTGAACTAGACAATTATCTTTTAAACGGTCCTATTGCAGGATCGTCATGGACAGATAGACCAAAGAATGCTAGATGGGAAAATCCACCAGAGGATACTGATCCTGAGATAGCTCTTCAAAAAGTTCTTGATGGTATAAATAAACCAGAAGTACTAGATGATTTGTCTGTTTTAATGGAGATAGGCTTTCCTCTTATGGCGTTAAGAGATACATTGAACACCATGAATGTAATGGAAGGTAGATATTCTTTAGACGTTTCTCTTATTATATCTGATATATTGTTACAACAATTAAAAACTATAGGTGACGAGCTAGACATAGATTATGTAATAGGTGATGAAGTATCTGATGAACAACGACAAGAAGAAGAAGAAAGTAAAATATTAGCTATCTTAAAAAGACGAATTAAAATGTCTAAAAAAACTAAAACTTCTGATGAGGGTACTGAACTATTAGAAAACATTCAAAGTGATTTAGAAAAAGATCCTACATCAGAATTAAATGCAGAAGGTTTTTCTGATAACCCTTTAGGTTTTGATGATTCTGTGATGGAAGATCTTCCTGAGTATAGTTCTGATGCAGATCAAATAGAAGACTTAGGGGGAGAACCCTTTAATCTTTTAGATGACCCAAGTATGCAAGACAATACTAACATGGGAGATAGACCTGAACGAGTACTACCAGACGAACAATTTGAATTTGAAGATGCACCACCTGATGATGGACCCTTTGGTACAAAAGATCCTAGAGGAATAATGACAGAAGATAAAGGTCTAATGAGTAGAATGAGTAGGAGAACAGTCTAATGGGAATGTGGGCAGGATTTGGTGAAGAGTGGGCTGACATTCACGCTAGGCGTGTCAAAGCCTTGAATGACCAAGCAGAAAAAAGATACACTTGGGCAAACTCTTATGGTAAAAAAGCACTAGATGATTTAAAAAAACTATCAAATGAATATCAAGGTTACTTAGGTGTACTAGATGATTATGGTTGGTCAGCAAAAGCACAGAGTGGTTTACTAGAGACAGGCGGTTTAAATAAATTAAAACAGATAGCTAAGAAACTAGAGAAGTCTGATCATTTAAGAAAAGACGAGATTCAAGCTATCATAAAAGAAGCAGAGTCTTGGTCTACTGAAGAAGACGGTGAAGTAAATAGCATGTCTCTTGTAGATAAAGTAAACAACGCTTTAAATCTTTACAAGCCATCACTAGAGAATAGAGGAACTATTGACAGACAAAGTAATATGCTTGCTGCTATTCTAGGATATGATGCTAAATCAGAGTATACGGATATTAATATAGGTGGTTATAGCTATGAAGATTTAAGAACACTATCTGTATCTGATCCTACATATGGTGGTACTGGAGCTAGAAAGTTTACTAGCTTTAGAGATGCTCCACCTGATACTAGAGATCAAAGAGAAATAAAAAATTCTCTTATTAATAATGTAATACCTAATAAAATAAATACAGAAATAGATATTATAAATAGACAAATTTCTATAGAAACAAATAAATCAGAAGAGGAGCAGAAACAAAACGCTAACCTTATATTATCACTAGGTAAACAAGTAGCAGATTTAGAAACCTTAAAAGGATACTCAAATCCTGTTGAACAAATGATGAAATATAATCAAGTAGGTGGAGAAAAAGTTGGCAATGTAATAATAAACAATACTAAGTTTGCAAAAGACATGTACTTTTTTGAACAGCTTCAAAGTTTTGATCAAGGACTTGCTGGTGGTGGAATATTAAATAACATATATCTACCTAATGTATCTAAGTATTTAAGAAATGCACAAGACTTAATAAAAAATACCGACAGGTCTTACGAGACTGTAGAAGACTATAATGAAGCGAGAGCTACAGGAACTCTTAGCTCTGGTCCAGTAATGATTGCAGGAAAAATAGTTTATCATGGCGGATAATGTAGCTAATTCTTTATCATCAGCAGAAGAAGAGTATAATAGATTCTTTAATATAGTAACTGATGAAACTAAAGAGTCTCCATTAATTGATTTTACTTTTCCTACAGATAGTTACGGAAATGACTCTGTAGTTGAAGGGCCGTTAGTTGAACTAAGAGAACTAAGAGAAAAACAAGGGTACGGAATAAAACCTGAAGTAACAGTTGACCCTAATATTAAAGAACTTGTTAGTAAACAAGAAGAAGTTTTTAGTACACTTGAATCAGGTAGAGCTAATTTGTTGGGTGAAAAAGATTCATCTACTAGTGAAACAAAAGAAGTTATTGAAGATAAAAAAGAAGAAGCTCCTTTTACTTACATGTTAAAAAGAAAAGATTTAATAGAGGGTACTCCTTCAGACCCTAACGCATTTACTAGAATTATATATGAGTATCTATTAGACAGAGATGGGTATGGGTATTATGAAAATTTAACTAAGCCTCAGTTGGTTGAGAAATGGATATACCACAACAGATATTTAGATGGAGGTAATACTCACGCAACACTGAAAAAAATACAGCATGTTCTTTCAACAACCCCAGAAGGTGCATCTAAAATAAAAAACAATCACATTTTGTGGGAGAACTATGGTGGACCACTAAAGAATAATTATAAACCAGAAGCTAGAACTATAGCTGAAATGAATGCTGCTGAACGTGAAAGAGTACAAGAGTGGTGGGAAACTGGGGATATGATTACCGACTATGCAGGAGGAGCTATTTGGGATTTAACTAATTTAGCTACTATGTTTGTATCTAGTGCAGTAAAAAAAGGTGCTACTAAAAAGATGATAACTCCTGCACTCAATAAAATAATTGATGCAAAAGTACAACAACTTACAGCAAAAGGCTTAACTAAAAAAGCAATAGACAAAGAGATAGGTATTTTTGCTAGGTCTATTTCTAAATCTTTGTCTACGTCAAAACTTGATTCGACTGCACTCGCACAACTAAATTTGCCTAAAACTTTTTATGGCAAAATGGTAGCACAGATAGCAAAAGATAAAGGTATAAAAGGAGGAATGATCTTTGATGCGGCTGCTGCAGTTGCAGTAGATACAATATACCAACAAGCATACAACTTAACTGACGAAGAATATGAATGGAACTGGATACAAACTGCAGCAAGTCCTGTTTTTTCTGCTATAGGTTATTCTTTTTTAAAACTTAAAGAAAGCATAAATACGAATAATATAAGGGGTATTGATTCTGCTGAAAACTTTATGTACGACAAAATTATAACGGATGCAGCACTAGCAAAGGAAGCATACGAATCAGGAACCAAAGCCTTTGATCCCAAGGATGTAAACTTAAAAGGTTTAGGTGAAGAGTTTAAACGAAATAAAAGAAAGCTTCTATCTTGGGTAGAGAAAGTACAGAAAGGTTCCGTAAAGTTATCAAGAGAAGAAGGTACAGACAACCAATTTAATTCTAACTTAAAGAGATTATTTTGGTTAGGTGATACTGAAGGTGACATCAAAGGTGTCTATAAAATACTACTCGACAGAGGTGTGTTCTGGCCCGGAGTAAAACGTAAAAACTTAAAGACAAAAAGTGGTAAACCTAAAGATGACAACTTTACCAACTGGTTACTTGATACAATAGAACAACTACCTGAAGAAGCAAAAAAAGAAGTGTCTGCTGCATACAGAGATACAATAAAAGCTTATCATCCTAACTACAAAAACAAAACATTAAGATCTGCAATGCAAATGATGGCAGCAGATGTGTCTGAAGGCATGGCTGAAGGATGGTTAATGAGTCACATGTCAAAAGGTTTTAAGAATAATAGAAACTTTTATGACGATGTAATGGATGACATATTAGATAATAGTGGTAGTGCTAGTAAATGGGAAATACCAAAAAAGATATGGGATGAATTTGGTTGGTTTCAAAGACAATACATAAAAGGTCTTGTTAGTCATCCAGATACTACGTGGCTAAACGTAAAAGGTTGGAGTGTTGCATCTGCAGCTAACAGTACCACTGATATGACATACACGGCATTGTATGGAGGTAGGGCAGCACTTAGACATCTGTTCGAAGGCAGGTGGGAACGTACTGTTACTGGAGGTGGAGACTATAGTTTTTATGATTCTAAATGGTGGAAACAAACTAGACTTTTAGCAGATTTACAAAGGGACAAAGTAAAAAATTTACTAGATCCTGATATGACAGAAGAGAAGTTTTTAGATACGTTTGTTTTATATAGAGAAGATATGGATGAACTTCTGAGCATGGTAAACACTATTGATACACCCGGAGATGTAAATAAAAGATTAGGATATCCTGAGTTAGACACAACTAAAAAAAATTATGGAAAAAAAGCAATAGAATTTACTATAGACAAATTGCAGACAGCTTATGGAGTTAAAATTATTGACACCTTTACTAAGTCTCAATCTTTTTACTACCATCTTGAAAGACAAGTTCGTAGAAATTATGGTATGACATATGCAGAACTTTTAGAAAGTGAAGGTGCATATAAAATTTTAAATGATAAATCTTTTATTGCAAGAGTTATAGCACCAGCTACAGAAGAAGCTCTTAAAGAATCTTTTTCGTATGACTACTCTAAAGCTGGAGCTAAAGGTAATAAGTATTTAAACTTTACTAACACAGTAAAGAGAGATGCTAACGGTGACATAAATTGGAGATCTACTAAATCTGATACCGTAGATTTTTATGATCCTATACCTATAATGGCAGGACTAATACAAGATATAAGAAAAATACCTCTCATAGGTACAGCTATTCCTTTTGGAAGATTCTTTAATAACTCTATAGCATTTATGACAGATTATTCTGGGGTAAGTTTAGCTTATAATTTAGTTAAAGGTGCAGCAAAAGGCACTCCAGATAGAGATCTTGGTAGACTTGCTGTTAAGGCTTCAGTAGGTTTTACTGCAAGCTATGCTATGTCTGAATCAGAACGAGAATATTTAAAAGAAGGATTGCGGTGGGATGAAACACGAGCAGCCGATGGTAGTATAATCCGTCATCAGTATAACTTTCCATATAATGTATTCAAAGCTACCGCTAGATTAATGGCTTATCATCAAGAAGGTTTAAAGATTCCACCTGCATTAATAAAAGAATATGCTGTTGTATTTGGTCCTGCTCAACTAGAAAGACAATTAGACAGAAACTTTAAGGATGTGTTTAATTTTTTACATGATGGTACTTTAGAAAGAGAACCTCAAAAGCTTAAAGCTATTAGTGATTTTTTAAAAGGCACTGGAGCTAACTTAGCACAAGGATCAAGAGGTTTAGACCCTCTTAATAATGCTTTTAAAATTGCAAGAGGAAAAAATTTATTTGTACCTGATAAGAAACAAGGTATGCCAAATTTAAATAAAGGTTTAGTATATGTAGACGAGTTTATGAAAGCTTTTGGTGTTCCCGTAAATCAAAAAGAAAAGTATTCTCCTACTAATGTAAATCCTAAACGTATAAATTTAAATTTAATAGGTAAAACAGGTAGTCCAAAAAGTCACCTTGAAATAATGCTTGCACAGATAGGTCTTCCTCCTTTCCAAATTGGAACACGAAGTAAGTTTCCTGAAGTATCTAATTACATGAATAGACTAATGGCACTAGAGTTTAGTTTTAGATCGCAGAAAATTTTACAAAGTAAAGAATGGAGAAATGGCGACTCAGAGTCACGTTTAAATTTGTTTAAAATAATGAAAAGAGAAGTGAGAGCAGCAGTAATAGATAGATTAAAAGTAGAATCAAAAATGAGTGGTAAAAGCGTACACTTTGAATTTGTTAAAAAAGTAGATCAGCTTAAAGAGCTAGAAAAATCTAGAACTCTAAATGAAATAGAGTCTGAGTTTTTAAAATATGATTTTATGGTACCTGTAGATGATGACAACGACCCATCGACTCCAGATGTAATGAGAAAAGCAACGGATGTAAGAGAGTTAAGCTCAGAGCAATTAAAAACTCTTGATGTACTTATGGATATTAATGAATCTAAAGCACAACGAGATTACGAAAAAGCAAAAAGGGGTAATTAAACCCCTCTTCACCCACACCAACTTCAACCACGAAGATCTGTATATCTTTTACACCACATAAATACCTCTGTCAAGCGTTCAATAGCTTTTTCTTTCTCTACAGACTCATCCATGTTCCTTTGTATATACTCCTCTAAAGGGTCTACCTTTTGTGCTACCCCTTTTATTAGATGATACTTTTTATTCTTGATGTATTGTTCTGCCTCTTTGATAATACTCATACTCCGCATGAACCTCCTTGACCACTGATGTCACATATATCGTGAGTCTCTACGTGTTCATCAAACTCTTCCCCTAGTTTCTCAACTGCTTCACTGTAAGGTACAGATGTAAGCGGCTGACCACCACGACTGCCATCAGGGTAGCACGTAAACCCACGTAGCCTGTGAGCGTAGCTTGCTAATGTATAAGCAAAGTCACGTACAGTATCTTCGTTGTTGAGTTTACTACCCCAAGCAGGAAGATTAATTGTAGAACTAATACTCATGTCTACATAGTCTTGTACGTCAGCTTGAAACTTTATTCTTCTTTCGTAGTCTGAAGCTAAGTCTAACGCACTCTCTACTTGTTCTGGGTCTGTACCGTACAGATCAATGAGTTCTTGTGCAGCACTATCGACTACATATTGATATACCCATCGTGTATTCCCTTTAAGATATCTCCTCTTATATGCCACAGCAAAGATAGGCTCAATGCCTGTTGATGTACCAGCTAGTATGCCGATAGATCCTGTAGGTGCTATAGCTCTATTCGCTACTGGTTTGGTAATAGATAACTTCTCTGAGAACTCCTTAGAGACTTTATCAGACTCTCCCCTATATACTGAAAGCCACTGGTGTAACTCAGGAGTGACCTCATATTTGTATCCTTTTTTTATGAGCCACTCGTGTACACCCATAAAGCCTAGACCTAATCTTCTATTCTTAGCTCTAACTTTATACACTTTATCGTAAGGTAGCTGTGCCTTTAATGTCCCACAGATAAGGAACATAGTGGCTAGACGTACAACATCCTTTAGCTCAGTAAGAGTTTCGATGCGTCCAAAGTTCAGTGAACCCAAGTTACATACATCACTATCGTCTGCACTTGTTACTTCAGTACAAGCATTACGTAGTGTCTCATTTTCTTTATCAAAGAAGTTAAACGAGAATCCGGGTTCGGCTGTCTTCATAGCTTGTTTAACATTAGCCTCAAACGTAAGGCCAACTGCACCAGTTTCGTAGTAGTTAAGTAGCCAATCCGTATCGTAGTTAACTGAGACATTAGTCATGTCAAGGGGTGCAGGGAAGTTAAAATCTTCTTGCTTTATATCCCAGAGAGTTTTACCTGTACTACCTACAGGCATTGATGCCCAATCTTTTGCTACCAAGAACTTATTTATGTCAGGATGTCGCCAGTTAAGACTAGCGTAGATAGCTGATCTTCTACTGCCACCTTGCATCACCCTTCTCCCAATCTCATTTATCATATTCATCTTAGGTATAGGACCAGATGCTTCGCCACCTGTCCT